TTGTTGGTGGTGATGCCTGCTGCGGCCAGTTCGTTGCGGAACTTGCTGGCTGGGTCTGCAAATTGGCTCAGGATGGAGTTGAGCGCGGTACCGGCCCGGCTGGCATCAATGCCCGCGTCGGCAAACTTGCCGATGATGGCCACGGTGGTCTCAAGGCTCAGGCCCAGGCTGTTGGCCACGGGGGCCGCATAGCTCAGCGCCTGGGCCAGGCCTTCCACACTGGTGTTGGTGGCGTTGGCGCCTTTGGCCAGCACATCGGCCACGCGCCCAGCATCGGTGAACGCCAGGCCCATGCCCATGACGGCCTTGGTGACGTATTCGCTGGCCGTGGCCAGTTCAATGTCACCCGCCTGGGCCAGGGCCAGCACAGCGGGCAAGGTGGCGATGGCGTCTTTGCTGTTCAGCCCGGCTTTGGCCAGGTTTTCCAGAGCGCCAGCGGCCTCGGTGCTGGTGAACTTGGTGGTGGCGCCGGCGTCTTCAGCCGCAGCGCGCAGGGCCGCCATTTCTTCGGCACTGGCGCCGGTGGCAGCCTGCACGCGGCTGAGGGCCGTCTCCAGATCTGCCGCGCCCTTGACCACGCCCACAAAGGCGTTGATGCCGAAGTAAGTGGCAATGGCCGCACCCACTGCCACCACCTTGGTCTGCAGGCTGCCGAACACTGCCGAGGCGTTGTCCTTGGCATTGATCAGAATTTCAATGGGTTTGAATGCCATGATGCGTGGGCTTTTTGGCGGGCTTTTGGCGGGCTTTTGGCGGGTTTTTGGCGGGTTTTTGGCAATGCAGCGGCTTCGACTGGCGCCGTTTGCACAGCGGCAGTAGGAGCCGCACAGCGCCGGGGCGCTGTGGATTGGCGGCGGTTAGACGACTACGGGGCGTCCGTCGCAGTAGATGGCTTCACCGTTGGCGGGCTTGAGGGCTTCCACACCGAATTCCATCGAAACCACATCGGTGCCCTCAGCGATCAGGGGCAGATCACCGCTGGGGGTGAGCGTGACTTTGGGCAGGTACCAGTCGCGGTTACCGCCCGTGGCGTTGTCAGACACCACGCGCAGCGCGCCCTGCAGTTCAGACTTGCCGCCCGACTTGACGGACTCGAACGATGCAGCCACGGGCGTGTAGCCAAACTGCACCTCAGAGCCAGAGGCAATGCCACCGCCTTCGATGATCTGCACGCGGCCGGTTTCGGTGTCCACGTTGTAGTCGGTGCCTGCCACATAGGTGGTGGTGCCGCCCGAGTTTTTGACGGTGATTGCGGTGACGTTGCGCACGCCCAGCGGGTTGGCAGCCGTGGCGCCCAGCTGGTACTGGCGGCCTTGGATGACGGTGCGCTTTTCGCCAGTGACGGGTGTGGCGGCCTGGGTTTTCTTTTGCAGCGTGCCAGACAGCCACAGCGCCGCGTTGCTGGGGCTGAAGTTGTCGCACTGCAGCGTGCCGGTGCGGTCTACCTGAATGACCCAGGAGCCATCTTTTTGGCGCAGGCCGGTTTCGCTGGAGAAGTGGTCGGTCTTCTCGGTGTTGATGGTCAGGCTCAGGCCCGGGCAGTTGCCCAGCGGGAACTCGCCCGTGAGCTGCTCGTTGGCATCGAAGGGATCAAAGTACACCTTGCCGCGTGGAATGAGGTACTCGCTTTTAACGTGCTGAATGGGCATAAGGCCTCCAAAAATTGATTACTCTTGGCCCCGGTACAGGGCCTGCGTGGAAAACGTAAGCTCAACACCGGCCAGGCCATCCTCGGCAAACACGGCATCGGCCACGGCGGCAAGCTGCAATGGCTCCCAGCCGCGCCCAGCGTGCTGGCCTGGCGCCCAGCCGTGCATGGCTTCGATGACGGCAGCAAAGGCGGCCTCCAGCTCATCAGCCGCCGTGGCACTGCGGCGAACGGCCAGCACCAATGACCAGCCGGGCTGCACCATGACAGCGCCGCTGCGCGCACCCGCCACACCACCACCCGGCACGCGCACGTCTACCGCAGGCAGCGTGGCGCGGTCTACCAGCTCGGTGCTGGTGCGTACCGTCCAACCCGCCAGGGCTGGCAGCGATTGCAGGCGGGCTTTGATGGGGGCGTTGAGTGCGAACATGCTCAGGGCTTTGGATAGACAGAGACCGTGACCCAGCCGGATTCATCTGGCTGCGCTGGGCCAGACACCAGATGGACTACGCCACCCAGCACCAGCTCAGAGCCCTCAACCAGGCCAGGCGTGTGCGCCACAGAAAACGAAGCCGTGATGGCCGCCGCGCTGGCCGCCTGGGCACCGAAGGGCTCAACGCCCTCACGGCCCAGCAGCACCCCGAAGGGCTCGCCGCCCTGGAACACCCCAACGGTGTCGGACAGGGCGCGCTCCACAGCGCTGTTGAGGCGCTGGTGCAGGCGAGCGAATGGGGATGCGGCCATGGCGCGGATCAGGGCTTAGGCTCAGGTGCCTTCAGCCACAAACTGGCCGAGCTTGACCAGCACGGTGGCGCTGGGGTTGGCCGCAGCGCTTACCGCTACGCCAATGCATTTCTGGCCCGCAGTGGTCTTGTTGACGACCTTGTTGGTGGCGTCCCAATAAAGACGGTCGCCCACTGCGATGGCGAGGGCGCTGGTTTTGCCCAGCTCGAACACGCCTGCGGTAGCGAATGGGCCGGGTGTGCCGCTGGTCACGTTGGTGAGCGCTACGCCAAACAGTGCGGTGCCGAACAGGTAGCCCGTGCCGGATGCAACGTCTGCAGCCGGGGTGAGGGTGAGCGTGTCGCCCTCTTGCTTGAAATTCTTTGCCATGGTGGTTCCTTGGTGGAAATGGTTTGCAGAGCCCTGGCCGCTAGTGCGGCGGCCAGGCGGCAGCTATCAGGCGCCTGCGTTGGTGACGGCGCCCCGGTAGTCGATGGCACCCACGCCGTAGTCCAGGCGCACCTTGTAGCGAGCGCCGTCCACGTCGAAGCCGTTTTGCAGTTCCAGGTACGGGTTCTGGTTGCCGTCGAGGAAGGCGACTTCCAGCACCGGGGCCTCGGAGGGGTCGGCAAACAGGTAGCGGCGGGTGCCCGTCATGCGCGGGGTGTCCACAATGTCGCGGAACAGGCCGTTGACGATGTTGGGCTTTTGCAGCTTGTTCGCGGTGTCGGGGTCGTACTGCGCATCGTTGATGCTGCGGGCCGTGCCGCCCAGGCCAATGGGCACCAGCAGCACAGCGGGGCGCAGGTCGAGGTAGTCGTTACCCGACACGTCCTTTTGCGATGCCATCGCCACGCGATCCAGATCCAGGGCGGCCATGGTGATGGCTGCGCCGGTGGTGATGTTGCCGTGGTCGGCGTGGAACAGTGCCTTGCCGTCGCCCATGGTGGGGCCTGCGCCGCTGTTGAGGGCCAGCAGGGCGTACACATCGGCTTCCACCGTGCGTGCTGCTGCGCGGCCCAGCATGTTGGACAGGCCCACGAACGCACCCAGGTCATCGTTGATGATGGCCGTGCGGCTCAGGTTGATGATGTTGCCTTTGGTGCCTGCCGTGATGCTGGCCTTTTCGCCGTCAGGGATGGACTTGTTCACGAACTCACCCAGCTCGTTGACGGCATCGAGGCTACCGAAGCTGCCGGTGCGGTAGCGGTTGTGAGCGCGGAAGTCGCTCACACTGCCGGTTGCGCAAAAGCGGTTCCAGGTCAGGGCGGCGGTGGCGTAGGCGGCCTGCAGTGTCTTGTGCATGGCGTTTTCGAGGAGCACAGGGAAGTCGCTGGTGCCCTGGGTGAAGGCGGCGGCCACCACTTCCATGGGGGTCATGCCGGACACGCTGACCCCAGCGCGCTGCAGCGATGCGCGGGCGGTATCGAGCAGGCGGTCGCCACGGTACGGGTTGGACGACAGCGCGGCGCGGGCAGCGGCGTCTTGCGCCACGCCAGCACGGGCCAGGATGGAGGCCACCACGGCGTCTTTGCGCTTGTCGCCTTCGTCCGAAACCGTCTCGATCTTCGGGAAGGCGTTTTGCGGGTTGGCAGGCTCGGCACCCTTGCCCATCTCGGCCAGCAGGCGGGCCTGGATGGCTTCGATGGTGAGGCCTGGGTCTGCCAGCACTTCGGTTTGCAACGCGGCGATTTCGGGGCGCGCGGCGAAGGGCTTGAACATGGCGATCACCTGGGCGTTGTCATCCTTGGTGCGCGCGAAGGGGGTTGCAGCGGGTTGACCAGCTGCGGGCACGGGTGCGGGCATTGAAGCCTCCTTTGTTGTGACTGCAGCTGCAGTCGGTTGCGGAACTTGTTGGGGGGCGCAGGCCGCAGTGGGCGCGGCGGCTTTGAAGCGCGACAGGTCGAAGCTGCTGGCCAGCGATGCGGCCACGGCCACCTCTTCTCCCACTTCGTCGGCAAAGCCTTCGGCCTTGGCTTCATCGGCCAGGAACCAGTGGTCTTTGCCATCGGTCAGCAAGGCCAGGGCGTCTTCGTAGGTTTTGCCGCTCTTGTCGGCGTAGGCGCTGGCCATGGCTTTGGCGTAGCGGTCCAGAATGTCGGCCTGCTCGCGCATGTCGTTGGAGTTGCCATACGCGAATGTCCAAGGGGCGTGGATCATCATCTGGCTGTTCTTTGCCATGGTGATGGTGTCGCCCGCCATGGCGATGTAGCTGGCGCAACTGATGGCCACGCCGTCCACAAACACGTTCACGGTGGCCTTGTGGCGGCGCAGGGCGTTGTAGATGGCCAGGCCATCGGGCACGCTGCCGCCGTAGCTGTTGATGCGCAGGTTGATGGTGTCGGCTTGCAGCGCGGACAGGTCGCGCACCAGTTCACTGGCCACCACGCCGTCTTCATTCCAGCGGTCGCCGATGTTGCCGTAGATCAGCACCTCGGCAGGCTTGGGCGCTTCGCCTTGTGCCACCGGGGCCGCTGCTTTGATTTCGTACCACTTTGCCATTGCTGTGCCTTGTGTTGTTGGGGGTGAATGTGCCGGGGCTGGTGTGCAAAATCTAAAAAAGCTGCACTACTTTTGCTTCCTTACAAAACCGCCAGCAGCAGGTCTTCATCTGTCTGGCGTCGGGCGCGTTTGCGTAGGGCCTCGCGGGATGGGAAGCGGCGGCGCCTGGCATCAGGGCGGTTGCTGCTGCCATGGGCGGTGTTTTTTGGTGCCACCTGGCGCACCAGCAGCACAAGGTCGGCGGGCGCGCTGGCAAAGGCGCTGCTGAAACTTCCGCGCAAGGCGCCAGGCGCGCTTTCCTGGCTGCTGAATGCCTGAGGGCTGAATGCCGATGCATCAAACGCCTGCGGGTGGAACGCGCCGCCTGGCATGGGCTACTCCCCTCGCCACATGTCGCCGCTTTGGCCGGTGCCTGCAACCCCTGCGCTGTTGATCTGCACCACGTTGGCAGGCGTTGCGGGGCCAGCCAACAATGCCGCCAGCACGGCCTGGGCAAGACCCTCTGGCGAGAGATCGGTAAACGGCGTCCAGCCCCCGGCCATGCTCAGGATGCCGCGCAGGTCTGCCGTGCCCGTCACGCCGGCCACGCTGCCCGTGCCCTCAAACGGCACGATCATGGACAGTGCACCGCCGCCCGTGAAGGCCATGCTGGCCGTACCGTCCAGGCCAATGGTCAGGGACAGCGTGCCGCCGTCGCCCGTGACCGTGAGCACCGATGCCGTGCCCGACAAGCCCACCACCAGCGACAGGCCCGCGCTCGAATCCACGGTGCACAGCGCTGCCGTGCCCTCCATGGGGCCGCCGTTCAAAAGGCTGGCGCTACCGTCCACCGCTGCAAGTGGCTTGCGTGCGGCCATGCTCCCGGCGCGTATTGCAGGCACTGCGCCGTGCACGTCGTAGCCGTCGGGCGTGCTGGCGGTGCGGGCGTGGGTATCGCTTACAACGCGGTTCAGCCGGTCGCCGCGCCCACGGGCATATACGTCCAGCCCTACGCTGGGGCCAAAGTGCCGCCCCGGTGAGCGGGTGAGGTAGCGGCCATTGGGGTAGAGGGCCATGCGCTTACCCGTGCACGAATTCCAGGCCACCGGCAAAGGTGGTGCTCGCCGCTGTGGCCGCACCCGCGCCGTACAGCCACACCAGGCACGCGCCGTCCTTCACTTGGGGCAGGCTGGGGATTTGGTTCAGCAGGTCTTTCTCGGTCATCAAGCCCACCACGCTGAGGGTGATCTGCGCCAGCGGGCGGGCCAGGCACAGTGCGCCGGTGCCGGTGTTGGCTGCGCTGAATGTGACGCTGGCCACGTTTTGCACGCCCGTGTCGCCGGATGCCAGGGGCAGGAAGGGGCCGTAGTTGTTGGCCGCTACACCCGCGTGGCTGATATGCCCAGCGATGCCCGAGGCGGTCATAGCCACCGTCACCGGCAAAGTTTTGCCCGCCGTGCTGCCCTGGTCGGTGTAGGAGAGGGCGATGTTCTGCGCAGTCGCGCCAGCCGCTGCGGTCTGCACCCAGTACAGGCGGCACCCGGCCCCGTTGGCGTAGCGCAGGCTGGGCGTGCCCACCAGGGTCTGGGCGCTGGTGGTGTTGTTGCTGATGCCGGGCCAGTAGCCTTGCAAGTCCACGAGCATCAACGTACCGGGCACGCCGGTGGCGGCGGTGCTCCAGGCATTCATGTTCAGCAGGTGCTTGATGTTGGTGCTGACGTTGCCGCCGTGCGGGATGCCAAAGATTTGCGTGCCGTTGCCTGTGGCCTCGTCGCAGGTGCGCCAGTTCAGCGCAGTCCCCGCCCATGCGTTGGCAATGGGCAGGCCATTGAGCGGCGAGGTGTCGTACCAACGGCCAGCGGCGTAGGCCGATGCGCCGGGGATGTTGTTCCAGTCGTAGCGGGCGGTCTGGCCTGCGGAGATTGCTGAAATCAGGTTGTCTATGCTTTGAATTGCCATACTAGCCCCATGCGAAAGTGAAGTTACCGAACCACGCCACCGTGCGCGACGTGCCAGAGCCGATGCGGTCAAACCAGCCCAGCCATGCCCCGTCATGGATGCGCGGGCAGTGGAAGCCGTTTTTGGTGGCGAACTCTTTCTCCACCGCGACCAGGTGGTCACCCGTCAGGCAGGTGGCCAGGGGTTTGATGAGGTAGGCGCAGTGCAGCCCGCCCGGCGGGGTGGTGTACTGAATGGAGTCGATCGAGCGCACACCCGTGGTGCCGTTGGCAAGCGATACGGTCACGGGGCCGGTGTCGGTAGCGGTGCTGTTGCGCACGCCGCTGCAAACGAGGTTCTGGCCGTTGTTGGGCAGGCCCACGGTCACGCTCTGCGCAACGCCATTGCTGTCGGTGTAGGCAATGGTGGCCACGCCGCCCTGCACTGCCGGGGCCACGTGGTTGACGATCACCAGGCCCACGCCTTCACCGTCGGTGTACCGGGGCAAGGTCAGGGTGTTGTCGGCTTCCTGCAGGTCGGTGCTGTCCCCGTCGATCAGCGGGTAGTAGCCCAGCAGGTCAAAAATGACGATGGAACCCGCGCCGTTGTAGGTGCCCTGGTTGCTCCAGAACGTGGCGCTGGTCAGGTGGCGGTGCTGCCCGGGCTGGATGCCGGGGAAGTAAATGGCGTCGTTCTTCTGCGCCACGCAGGGGGTGAACACCATGGGCGTGCCCACATGGGCATCGTAGGCAGGCTGGCCGCTGGCAAAGGTGGGGTCTGCCCATTGCAAGGCGTGCGCCGTGCCCGCGTTCTTTTGGAAGCGCTGCAGGTGCCACGCGCCCGCGTCAAACGCGGCGTTCAGGTCACTGAGCGTCTGAATCGGCATCTTGAAAAACCTCTATAGCGCCGTCCGGGTGGTCTGGGCAGGATGGCTCTACGTCCCGGGGCGCGGTGCCCAGCACAAACCCGCAATGGATGCAGCGGCAGGTGAGCATCAGTCCACCGTGCCCACGAGGGTGGCGGGGTTGAACAAGGGGGTAATGCCAGCAGACACGGCCCGCGAAGCCGACAGGGCACCGCTGTAGAGGATGTCACCGGCCCCGCTGGCGAGCAGACCCACGCTGAAATGGGTAACGGTGGCGCTGCCTGCGGTGCACTCACCGAACTGCACCGTGGCGGTGTTGCTCACCTGGTTGCCGGAAACCGTCCAGCCGCCGCCTGTGCGGGCCACGGCCACGCGGGCATAGCCGGTGTAGCTGGCCTCGCTGGTGGTCTGGTTGCCCGCATCGGTGGGGTCTGCGGTGTGCAAGGCGACGTAGAAGCTGCCCGCTGCGGCACTGTTTTGCAGGCCTGCGGCGTCGCCCACATTGGCCCAATCGGTGTTGTTGAAAAGCAGGTTCAGTAGCGCGGTTTCGCTGGCGTTGGACATGGACATGGGGCTTACTCCTGTTCGGCGTCTTGCTCGGTTTGGATGGTCTTGATGATGTTGTCGTTACCGTCGCGCTTGATGGTGGTGGTGGTTTCGCGCGTTGGCATTGCGATGATTTCGACTTTTTGCACGGCGGCGGCCTGAACCTCGTTGTGCACATGCACGGTAGGCGCTGGCTGAGCGGGATGGTCTGGCATGTGGTTGTGCACCTGGGGGGCCTCCACGCTCACAACTGGAGCGGCCACGTTGACCACAGGCGCGGGCTGCGCCGCCTGCTCTGGCAGGTGGTTGTGCACCTCTGCCCCGCCGACGTTGACGACCGGGGCGGCCACGTTGACCACGGGGGCGGGCTGTTCTTTGGCGGCTGCGGCTTGTATGCCAGCCGCAACAGCAGCCAGCGGCGCGCCCAACTGCGCGGCCATGGCGGCGGCTGCGCGGGCGGTGGGGCCGTCGTCATCCTGGTTGGGCTGGATGGGCGCAGGCTCAGGCTTGCCTGCGTTGTGGGGAACCCCCTCGGCGGCCTTCTCGCGCAGCCAGCGGCCTTGCTGTTCCAGCACATCCAGCGGGTTACCGCCACGTTTGCGGATGATTTCGGGGCCGCTGGCGTAGGCCCGGTCTTCCAGAATGCCCCAGGCCTCGGCCTCTTTGCGCGGGTCGATCCACGGCATGGCGGGGGGCATGTAGCTGGCACTGGCCAGGGTGCCGGGCTGGGTGCCTGCAGGCACGCGCAGCTGGCCGCTGGCCACGGCGGCGGCAATGAACTGCTCATACACCGGGCGCACGATGCGGCCAATGAATTCGTTTGCCAGCGTGGCATAGACGGCGTAGCCTTCCACCAGCTCCTGGCGCTGGGCGCTGTAGGTGCCGTCGTAGGTGCGGCTGATGCTGCTGAAGGTAGGGCCTGCGCCTGCGGCAATGGCCTTCATCTGGCCGCTGCGGTAGGTCTCCAGGTTCGGGTTGGGCCGGTTGGTGTCGATCATGCCAATGTCTTCACCGGGGCGCAGGTCGTCAAAGACCATGCCGGGCCGGAACTTCATTTGGCGGGGGGATTCTTCCCCTTGGTCTTGGGGGTTGTAGGTGTCTGGCGCGCCTTTTTTGATGTAGGCGGCCATGCTGGCAGCGATCTTTGCGGCGATGCGTTCGCTTTCTTCGTAGTCCTTCAGGTCGTCAAAGCGGTTCAGCACGCTGGCAAAGATGCTGACGCCGCGCATCTGGCGTATGCGGTGCACGTTCTTGAGGTGCAGCATGCGGTCGGCTGGCACGAACTTGGTTTGCGATGCGCCCAGCATTGCCATGCCTTCGAGCGGACTGGCCTTGTACACGTTGTAGCCCGTGGCTGCGCCCCAGGCGTTGACGCTGATGCCTTGCACGATGGCGGGCGTTGTGCTGTTGAGGTCTTGGGGCACGTAGTCGGCCTCGATCATCTCCACGCTGAACGGCACGGCGCTGCCGTGCTGCAGGCCGGGCGCGGTGCCGCTGACGAGCTGGCTGAACACTTCGCCATCGCGCAGCCAGCTGCGGGCCAGCAGGCGCTGGGCGCTGGGCCAATCGTGCTGGCGGGTCACTTCAGGGGCCTTGCACCAGTCCTGGTACAGCATGAGGATCTGGCGGGCCAGGGCGTCGTCGATGCTGCCGTCTGCTTTGCGTGGCTGGGGTTCTACGCCGATGCCGTTGGGGCCTACCACGTTCACCACCAGGGTGTTGAGAACGCCCAGGGCGAGGTCGTAGTTTTGCTCAAGGTGGCGAGCCACCTGGCGCAGGGTGCCACCGGCCTGCAGCACTTCATCATTGGCGCTGCCGGTGGAGCGGCGGTTTTTGCGTAGGCGGTCGGGCCGGGCGGCTTCGTAGTAGGCCAGCACTTGGCGGGCCTGGGCGCGCTTGACGGCTGCCGATGGCGACAGCCACGCCACGGCGCGGTCAACGATGTTGCGGGGTGGTTTTGCGGCCATGGTCAGTCCGAGAAGTCGGCCAGCTGGTGGCGCGGGTAGGCGCGGCGCTGGGCGGCAGGCGCTGCGGCGGCAATGTCTGCGCGGATGGCGGCGCGGGCCTGCAGCAGTTCGGACATGGTGCGCAGGGTGACCATCTTGCCGTCGGCGGCGCGAATGGTCAGCTCGCCCGAGGCAATGGCCGCATCAATGGCGGCGAGGTCTTGTGTGGTGAATGCCATGGGGGGCAAGGGTGCCCACATGGCTGTGCAAAATCTAAAAAAGCTGCACTACTTTTGCCCGCTGCCCAAAAAGGCCAGCGCGGGCAGTGGCGCTGTGCTACGCCTTGCGCATGCGCGACAGGATGGAATACAGCAGGCGGCGCGATATGGCGAAGTCGCGCATGATCTGCGCGCCGTTGCGCCCGTTCCATGCCTGCCAGACGGCGGCGTCGCGTTTGGCGCGGGCATCGCTGTCGCCGCGCTTTGGCACGTAGCGGCCACCAATGCGGGGGGCCAGGCGGCGGGCCACCTCTGCGGCCAGGGCTTCAATCTCGGCACCCCTGACCCCATCACGGAACACAGCCAGCCCACGGTCGCGGCTGCACTCTGCCAGGATGCAGCGCACGTCATCACGCAGCGTGGCGCTGTCGTCATCCTCAGCGAAGATAGGCGCAGTGTCAGTCACGGCGATCAAATCCCCATCCGTCATCAGCGTGGCTTGTGGCTCTTGGTCTGGTGTTTGCATGTTGTGGTTTCTTGCTATTGATTTCAGAGCTATCAGCGCTTGTCCCGTAATACTCTTGGCCTGTTTT